TGATGGCTGCGCTACGGGATTTGTAGCACTTTTCGGTGATCTTTCCTGTGTCCTTGTTCTTCATGCGGATGATTGAGTGATAACCCGGCAGGATTTCATGAGACATGACACGCCACTCAAAGAACTCATCAAACGGCAGGTCATCAAAGAGATCCTCATCGATGTCCTTGACTGCTTGCCACTTGTTTGGGTAGTAGCTGTCCTTGGTCATCTTCACAGGCTCAACATCAACAAGTGTGAAGTCTTGGCTGTTGCAAATCTCCATGCCAACCCATGCTGCTTCCTCTTCATCCTTGGCTACGACTACGATTTCGGCTTCGATACAAATAAGCTTGAAGTATTTCATGAATGGTTATAAACAATAAAAAACCACCCATTTCTGAGTGGTGTGGATATGGGCTGTGTCCCTGGGATCAAGTCATAACGTTTTTACATAAGTAGAGACAGACACTCCTCTTTTGCTTTAAGTGTGATGTTGCCATAGGCTGATGTTTGTGTGGCTCTAGTTGAACCATGGCCGTTGATTTCTTCAACGACACGAGGATCACCTTTCCAAAATGATTGAAGCACTGTATTAGATGCATCCTTGGCTTTCTTTGGTGTGTACTTGTCATCTTCACCGAGAATGTTTTCCATGTTGCCTCTCATTCCAGATCCAAACTGTCGTGGGTTGTGGTTATTAGGTAGACCAAAGATTGATCCCTCTCGTTTTCTTGTGTCTCGTTTGTGTTGCATTAACAACTCACGCAATGGTTTGAGCATTGGTAACTCTCTTGCACGTACCTTAGTTTTTAACTCCCTGATGCTATTTGCTTGAATCCAAATGGTATTTCTACCAAAGTCAATGTCCTCCCATTTGATACCTTCAGCTTCACTGACGTGACAACAACAATAACGCATGATCCACCATGTCACGATGTACTTGTCGAAGTAGCGATCACGGCGTCCATATTGATTGAGAGCTGTCCCATATTTGTCAGGTGAGTACCAAAGATCCACAGGCTTGATGTCGATGACTTTGTCATAACGTGCAACACCACGTGGTATGTGTTCGACACTGATGCCAAACAATAAGTCACTATTAAATGGTGATGATGTTATCCATCTGAAGGAGATAGCATACTTAAATAGTGCTTTGAGTCGTTCGAAGTGTGATCGTAGTGTTTTGTTTTTAATGCAATGTTTCCTGAGTCCTTGAATGTATGACTCGACAACATCATGATTAATGTTCTCAACTATTGTCTCATTTGTGATCTTGGTGAATAGGCGAATGGATGACTTCCAACCATCGACAGTGTTAATGGCGCGGTTAGGATTACGTTCAAGAATGGCATCAATAATTTGCTCAAGTGTGTGATGATTAGTTACCTCCACGTCCCGGTGGAACTCCCGTATCTCAATAACACGCTGATGCTCAATATCATGTATGTCCATGTTGTCTGCACTGTTGAAATATACCTCTTGGTTGTATTTACTTTCGACATACATCTGCCACTGTCTGATTGTTCGATAAGGGAATGTTCTGTCTGCTTTGTGTTCAGCAATTAATTTGTCGGTGATCCTGAGACACTCCTCTACGGCTTTCAGAGCGTCCCTGTGGTTGTCGCTGACCCTATGTGTCCAGACAGTACCTAACGTCTCTTTCAGAGCCTTAGGGACGGCTCTCTGGAAATACCAGCCCCTGTGCTTGCGTTGCTTCAGGTAGTTCGGGATGCCCATGAGTGGTGTGGCGTGTGTACTGAGTGGTGCGTGCTGAGCGCACACTGTAGGTCCATGAATAGGTCCACCACGAGCTGCCAAGACACCAGTGATGCCAGGCAGTGACTACAAAAACACCGAGTTCGACTCAATATGAGGAGCCAATCTCGGTGCGTAGTGCTGCAGTGGATTTCAAGCGATTTTAGAGGGTGTGTCTAGGTCCTTGGATAGGTCCATAAAGACCCTGTGACCTAGCAGGATCATTAGCTCCTTGGCCTGTTCAATGGTGAGTGTGATTGGCCTACTTGAGCCATCGGTCTCAATCAGTAGAGACAGCGTGCCATCTGTTTCAGTGTGTATCTGAAAGTTAGGCGAGATTGACGTCACAGTCATAACGAATTAAACACGACCCATCATGTGATCATCAATTAATTCACGCAGTTGATCAGTGTTGAAATAGGTAGACACCAAATTGACTAGATGCTCATGACTCATGGCACTGGCTAGCTCATGCATGTCATCCCTGATCTCCTGTGGTTGATCGCAGGTGTAAGGCTCGTTGAATGTGTACATGGTGGTAGAGCGCCGCTAGGTGCGACGCGTGGTGGTGTGTGTGCGTCCCTGGGCTCGCGAGGGCTCAATAACAGCTCTGACTACCGTCAAGGTTGTAACGGCATGTATATCCGCCGTATTGGGTCTGGCCTGTTGTGTTGCCTTCTTCCCAGCTGTATGTCGTGGTTGAGCAGGACAAGTTGCCATTGATGTCGTTCCAGCAGCGGGTGCCAGCGTGTGCTGGGTACTGGTTACCAAGACAGCAAACAGTGAGAGCTGCGATGGCGATGAATGAACGAGTCATGTGTCGTGTGTCGTGGACCAACACACAATGCAGGGCGTTAGGTCAGCAGGTCAACAGGTGATAATCAACACTTATCTATCGTGTCTCATTGATAGTCTCATCTTATCGCGCAACAGATGTGTAGAGGTTGAATCGCTGAGATCCCTTGGTATGACTGGTGTCTCACTGAGACTCAAATGAGACTGCTAGGCCCGTGATGTGTGGTGAGCATCTCCCTAGGACCTATTTTCCGACCCCCTATGGGGTGATTTTCGGTCCCTGTACCCTCGATATAAGGGTTGACAAATTTTTGCCAAAATGTTAACGGACAAAAAAAGAGGACCCCCACCACAGGAGCCCTCAAAGACACACGACCGAAGTCTAGTGACTGGTTTGTTCTGACGAAACCGAAGCCAGTGTACTGTGTAGCCGACACACAGCCACCACATGACGCCACTAGCAGTCATATGCCTGGTGCTCAGCGTCTCCTACATCTTTTATCAAAGAGATCAGATGAAGATGATGAAGCTTGAGTACAACCGACAGCTCTCCTGGTACAAGATGACCAGCATTGACGACAAGATGGAAGAGATACGTGTATTAAGGAAAGAAGTTCAAGTTTTAGAGAAACAAAACAAGTGGTTAACCAATCATATGTTTAACAACGGGTATACAGGTGGCAACTACTAAAACTTTAGAGACATATGTCCAAAAACTAAAGGGTCGCCCTTTCTATCGGTACCCAATGCGATGGTTGACTTGGCATCTTTTTCTTTTGACTGGTAAGTAAGGACTAAACCAATACTTGGACACAGTAGGTCTGTCTCGAATAGAGATGGACCTATTTCTTTATGACCAGCAATAAGACACTGGAGTACTACTTCAATCATGATGTATTCCTACATATAATATATTTAGTGAGATAAACACTATCCAGTCTCTTTGTTTTGAAAGTGAGCTCACCTTTAAAACAACGTTTTGCCAAGGTGGAGAGGGATTTGGTCTCACTCCAAATAGGCTCCACTTTCAGCTCGTCACGAATCAGCCACTTCGTGTCTTCTTCGACTCGCAAGTCGAGTCAATCTTGTCTTTTCTTGTCTTACTGAGGTACAGGAGGTCGAGTCCACCCTCTCTCCCCCCTGTAAAATCAGCCCTTTGAAATTTCCCTTGGTATGACATGAGTCTCATTTGAGTCTTAGATACTAAAAAAGGGACCGATTTGGTCCCCTTTAAAGCCCCTTGATCTGTTTACAGACATGTCTTCCTTAGAACCACCGACCACAGGTGGCAACCGTTCCTACAGGCTTAACAGTAAGTATTTAACGTCTGAAGGAGGAGGGTCTCCTCTCTCAGGTATTTAAACCTTCGATTGCAGCCAGTATAGCGGCTAGTTTGTCTTGACTGAGACCTGTGCCCTCAAGACTACTTAGTACTGTGTCTCGTACCGCGTTTAGCTTGGCTCTAGAGGCTGCTAGACGGGCCTGGTAGTCGTCGCTAGGTCTATATGCCTCAACGATGGACCCGATAACTCTTGAGAGGGATACACCTTCTGATTTCGAGATCGACTCAACCTCTTCTGCCAGATCAGTTGGCAAGAGGACTTGAATCCGAACACCAGAGCGTGCCATGAGGAACAACGGTTCGAACGGCTACACATTACACCGACTTTTAGGTTTTCTTTGAGTCCATTTATACTCATTTGTCATTAAGGAATTATTAAACCCAGTTGCTTACAGAGTTAGAGCCTCTAAGTTGTCTAGCCCGTTTACTTTGACTTGCTGACATACCCAGTGCCATGGAGTTAGCAGCGTGTAGTGGGTCATCAAGCCACGCCTGTTCCATTTCGTTCCATTCGTCACGCTTTCGCATAATCATTTGCTCATGAGCGCTAATGGCTAGAGCATCTGTGAAGTATTTGACCCCTTGAGCCAGGCAGTCGAGACGGTCATCATGTTTGATGGCACCTTTCTCTCGACACATCCTTGTCATTTGTGAAAATAACATGTAGCCGATCCTTTCTTCGGGAGCGAGGTCTGGGTTGGAAGAGAAATCCCAATCAATGATATTGCGATCAACAATAAGACGGTGCTGATTAAGAACGGGCTCCAGACTGTCGATGATTCGGTCTTCTTTTCTGACATTTGCACGTACCTCTTCTATATCAATTGATTGTTTAGTTTGTACTAGGTGTTTACGGAATAGTTCAGAGACAATACCGTCACCGAAGTTAGTCTCAATAACTAGTTTTGTGGCATTGTACTTTTTACAGCCTCTTAGAATGTCCAGGAGCGTTTTGTCCGAGTATCCATCTCGGTAAGCACGCATTTCGTGGACGTACAAGAAACCATTTCGTTGGGAGATAAAAGCTGCTGCCGTTTCATCTGAGCCTCTACCCGACGGATCAACCGAACACACTGTCTCGGAGTAAACGTCCCAGTTACCCTGCAATTCCATCGGAGAGTAGAAATAATCTCCAGGTAGGCCAACTGTTGGCGCCTCCTTAATAACGTTGCGCGGGTCGGAGCACCAAATGACGCTTTCGGGTGCAGTAGATGGGTTAACAGAAGTAACGATAAGATCAGCCAACTTAAGCGGGAACTTCTCTGCGTCAGAAAGACTCGTATCGAGCATAAACTGAAGCATGAAGTTCGACCTGCCCATTGACGCTTCACGGTCGACAAGATCATCTTCATCAAAGCGGTCTGGATCAGTGGTATCCCACTCATCTGCACCCATTTCGATATCTTCGACTAATTGAGGTGCTAGGAGACCTTCATAGTTAGCCATCTGTCTTGGATATCTAGCGGGCCAAACAAATGGGCGGTAATTACGTTCAGCTAGTTTTCGATAGATGGTAAAGACAGTCTGAGGAGTACCGAGGTACATAATCCTGCTGTCTTCTTTAGGAGTAAGGATAGCCTCAGCCTCAGTGCACAACTGAAGGAGTTTTTCACGCATCAGTTCCGTAAGTGAGTTACCAGGAACTTCAACGTCATCCAGAATCATGAGATCAGCCCGGCTACCAGTAAGCTGACCAGTAATGCCCACAGACTTAACTGAAGGAGCTTGGTGAGGTGAACATTTGACATCAAACGAGATTCGAGCCCAGCGGGCATCATCAGCATCGGGACGAAGGTGATTAAGCCAGGGTGTCTCGATGATTAGCTTTTGCAAGAAAATTGACATGTTGTCCGCCCTCTCTTTTGAGGCACTGATAATCATGATCTTTTTCTCATTATCGTTAAACAAAGTCCAAAGAACAAATGCTCCTGTAATCCACGATTTGCCGACTCCTCGGAAAGCTTGGATTTGCAATCGTTTTGGACCATGCTGCAGATAATCAGCAATAGCGTATTGGGCTCTTGTAGGACTAGGTAGATCTAATTGACTCCAAAGTGCTTGGAGAAATAGTTTAAAATCACCCTTGAGTGCGTCTATGATATTGTAAGAGTTGGTGGATTCTTTCTTCATTTTCTTCTAAAGATCCGTAGGCAGTATTGCAATGTGAACAAAGGAGCGCCCTGACGCGACCAGTCGAATGACAGTGGTCAACGGCAAGACGCCTTTTAAACTCAACTTGGTGTCGACCACAGCAAGCACAACAACCTTCTTGCTCATTGAACATCTGGTTGTACTGTTCTAGGTCGATTCCATATAAACGACGAAGGTTTTGATCCCTGCGCGTGTCTTTATTAGCGTGATACCTATCGTTTGCCTTTTTGTTGTGGCAGTCTTTACAAGTATTACGTCCTTTGTAGAACCTTTCTTCAGGTTTAGCAACACCGCAAGAGCGGCATTGTTTCATTCATCAGCGGCCTTGACGGCGACGGAGATTACTTTCGTTACGGCTCATCTTCTTTTTAGGTTTCTGAGCCTCTTGACGTTTCTTGCTAGAGAGTTTCATTGCTTTCAACTCTTTAACAACTTTAGACATGCGGTCTTTACGCTCAGCACCTTGAGGCATCCGGTATGGATTCTTACCACCGGAGGACTTAGCCTTAGGAGCCGATGTACGGGGCTTAGAGGTCGATGAGACCGACCTAGGAGCGCTCACAGGGGCCTTCTTAGTAGCCTTAGGTGCAGATACCTTCGAGACTTTTTTCTTAGGTGTTGCAGACGCTTTATTAGCTGCAGCTGCTCCTTTCTTTGCAGCTTCAACTGCACCTTTAGACATGCCAGGTGATGGCTTCATCTTCGGCTTAGCAGCTGCTGGTTTTGATTTAACAGCACCGCCTTTGATGCCAAGACGTGACATCTTGGATTGACCTTTCTTACCAATGGTCTGTGCCATCTTGTCGGCAAGGTAGAGACCAGCAGATTGTGCAGCGTATGCCCGTGCACCTGCAGCAAGACGACCAACTTTCTTAGCAGGGCCTTTGGTAGTTACAGAAGAGCCTTTGCTACCAACAGCAGCTTTAGTCCGTTTGACACTGGCACGACGCTTACGGCTCAGTGCATCTTTAGTGGACTGTACTTTTTTAATAGGACCACCTTTGCTTTCAAAGAGCATCTTCTTCAATCCACGGGCAAAGGTTTCCGTGTTCTTTTTTGTGAGTTTCTGTTTCTTCAGTTTCTCCCGTTGCATCGTAAGGAGAGACTTACGTCCTTTCTTAGCCATTAATAAAATCTGTGATTTTTTGTTCTCTCAATGGATTAAACCCAAATCGGTTTCTCATCCAATTGAGGTAGTTACTACTCCCTTTGTCCTGATTACACTCCAGACAGGCTGGCACAACATTTCGTATATCTCCCCCTCCCCGACAGCGAGGATGAACATGATCCAAAGTAAGTTCGTGTAATTCATAAGATTCTCCGCAATAGACACATTGACAGTTAAAGTATTCCTTTATCGAGCGCCTCCAAAGACGCTTCGCTTCAGAGGATGTCATGGCTATTAAATTAAAAAGATAGTGATCAGGACTAGGAAGTAAAGGGGTCATCGTTTGCGATTAGTTTTACGGGCACCTTTCTGACGGTTTGCCTTACGTGAGACACACCTCAGATTCTTACGGTTGTTGTTATTGGCATTGTTGTCGATATGGTCGACTTCTTTACCAGCACCACACTTAAGCTTTCGTGCAGCCCGCTTTCGCATCTTGTTCTTTACTTTTGTTTTCTTTCGATACGCTTTTAGGTAGGTGGCTCTGGCTGCGTATTCTTTTTTATAGTCTCTTGCCATACAGACGCTCCTGAACCTTGTCAGGGTCGATCGTGGGCATGATGTTGGCTAGCTGGTCGAGAGGATTACCAGTCTCAGCAACACCGCTAATGTTGTTGGTTTTAAGCCAGTCACAGGCTGCTTTCAGGTCTGCAGTTGTTGCTTCACCAGACTTGACGCGTGCTAGGAATTCTTTAGTGACGAGATTATGTAGCTGATTAAACTGATTTTCCGAAGCTTTTTTCATTCGGGAAACAGCTCCCGACGAATCAGATCAACGGCATAATCGTCAACTTCATTATCAGTACGCTTAGCGTATTCAGACAAAAGATCTACAACAAGTTGTTTTACAGCATCACTTGCCAAAAAGGCAAAGATAATTGGACGGATAATTTTAATCATGAGTTCAGTTTGTCGATTTTTTCTTCAATGCGAATCATGTGCGCTTCCACCCGCTCGAAAGCAGATGCAAATGACTCCTTACTGACATAGTTTTCAGCAACACGGAGTTCAAATGCATCTACTCTGTTATCGAGATCGTGGACTCGGGTGTAAAGCCCACGAATAAGCACACTAAAACCTGTTGCAGCCGCAACTGCGATTGGAATTAGTGGTTCCCACATCAGCTCACACGTACCATCAATTGACTACCATTTCGGTAGACTTGGCCAACAATAATTCCAGCAGCCGCAGCAGCAGTATCATCAGCAGCATCAGTCAGGTCAGAAGGACGGAGATAGAACTCACCTTCAATTTCTACACGACCATTAGCCGCAGCAGGGTTAAGGGTAATGTTGTTACCAATAACAATGCTAGTACCACGCAGTTCGTTATGAACCTTGGTCAGGTTGCTATCAAATTCCAGTGAAGCACTGCTATCAACAGTCAGTTTGCCAGTAGCAGCAGGGCTAGCAATATCAAGCTTGAGAGCAATAGCAGCGTCTGCATCGCTTTCGTTTTGATCTACGTCAGCCTGAACAGCAGCGACAGCCGTTGCAGTAGTCGGATCAGCTTCCAGTACATCGAGACGATCACTTAGAGCAGTATCAGCTGCATCAGAGTCACTTTCATTCTGATCCACATCTGCCTGTACAGCAGCAATGGAGTTAGTAACAGTCGTAGCAAAGTTTGCATCATCACTCAATGCTGCAGCCAACTCATTAAGAGTATCCAAAGCACCAGGTGCAGTATCAACCAGTGCTGCAACTTCAGTATCAACGTACGTCTTAGTAACAGGATCTGCCTCTAGGACATTCAGACGGCCATCCAAGGCAGTTTCAAGTGCATCTACGACCGTCTGGGTAGTCGGGTCTGCTTCAAGCGTGTCGAGGCGACCTGAGAGCGCAGTATCTGCAGCGTCGCTATCCAGTTCATTCTGATCAACGTCAGCCTGGACCGCTGCGACTGAGGTAGCCGTCGTAGGGTCGGCTTCAAGAGTGTCAATCCGACCTGACAGAGCAGTATCTGCAGCCTCAAGATTAGATTTAGTTGTGTCATAAGCACCAGCAAATGCCTCCAAGACAGCACGCAAGGTGGTGCCATCAGGGAGGGTAGGGGACGAGAATGTACCAACATCACTGTCATTCTCAGCAATGCCAAGAGCAGCATTGAGAGCAGTAACGTCAGTATTCAGTTCGCTAACTTGTGATGCAACAGTGGCGTAGAAGGCAGGATCATCATTAATAGCCGCTGCCAACTCATTCAAAGAGTTAAGGGTTTCAGGTGCAAGATCAATGACACCAGCAATAGCTTGGTCAATGTATGCCTGAATAAAAGCTGTGCTGGTATCGCCATAGCGCCCAGCGGGTACGGTATAAGACATCAAGGATTAAGATTCAAAGGACCAATGAGTTTCTGACACTGTGTCTGACGTTCACCGTAGAACGCAGCATCAAAAGTGGTAGAGCTGTAATATTCAGGGTAACCCGGGATAAACTCAGAGGTCAGAGTCTCTGCCACAGCACCCGGAGGGTTGGTGGGATTGATGTTAGAGTATTCAACTGTAAGTGCAGTGTAAGCCATAATTAAAAGTTTCTATTTAAAGCCGTCAATGTAATTAACGAAATAAGGAGTTTGTTCGTGATGACCATCTGAAAGTATGAAAATACGATCAGCACCAGGAGAATGCCAAACAAAAGCAGTTTCCGATCCTAAAGATCGTCCACCATCAGAGGTTTCGGCACCCATATCAATGCCAAACGGAATACGAGTCCAGTTTTTAAAGTCTGCAGTAACGTACATTACATTTTCTAGACAGTATGCATTTTGGATCTCTTCTTGTTCCACCTGCAACTTACCCGCAGCATAATATTCAGGAGCATTTCGTTTTGGATCTCCTACTTCTTGCGTAATGTAATAATAGTGACCGTCAAGGTAGCCAGCGTCCCAATCACTACCAGTAGGATAGTAATAGAAATATTTATATTCCGCTGGTGTATGGGATGAGCTAGTGCCACCGGGTTTAACCCAAGGTTTAACTAAAGTATCTTCTTTAGTGCCACGGGTTTTATAATCCATTTCTACCCAAGTTATACCATCATCAAAACTTACTTGAAAACTATTTTTAGTAACAAGTAACCATACACTGGTTTCTTCAATATACTGTACTCGGCTTGAGTTTAATAGTTGTCCAGGTGCGATGTTCTTTTGATAGGTATTTGAATCTTTGCTGTAGTAAGGATCGTTATAAACTAAGCTACTGTTAATTTCCTGATGAGTCTGGAAATTATCTGTAGTGCGGATAATTTGTCCCCATGGCTGAACAGCAATTTTAGTACCATGACCGCTTAAGCCAATGTCCTCAAAATAAAACTCGCCACTGTTTCCAGACGAATGTGCATTCCGTAGTCTTATTTGTGCTTTAGACAGCAAGCCTTCGTCAGGACCACTTGACCATTTAACCAAAGAAGTAGGACCAGAATTAGTTAGATCCGGGTTTAACCACTTGCTTAGATCCGCATCAAATTGAACAATTTTACCGTCACCCCAAGTAGTCCAAACTTCATTATTGATACGATCGTATTTTAGAGATTTCCAAGGATTTGAACCAAAATTGTGCTCTTCAAAACCAGAATAAAATTTAGTATTATAGATAGTTTCAAAATCATCAAAAGTAACAATAATATATCCAAAAGACGACCCTGTTTTAGCAATCCATTGCTTACCACCACACCATACAAATTGATTATAGTGGGATCTGTTGATATTATCTATAGTTCGACCGTTCGAACTTTCACCAGATCCAGGTTTGTACATTGAATAAACGTACTTTGTTGGTTGCCAAGTAGCACCTTCATCATCTGAATAGCCAAACCATTTATCTGTGTAATAAATAATGCGCCTAGTTTCAGGGTTTTGACCACACCATCTGAAACCAGCTTCAGGTCTTTGTTCGTAATACAGACTTCCACCACTTTTACCTTCTAGTTTCATTTTGTAATAGTTGCTCGAAGGTCTAGACGTCAAATCCCCCATTGGAATTGATCCTGTTTTTTGGATTACTTTCATTGACTTTGCTGCTTGTTCTGCTAGTTTCCAAAGTCCTTGACTTTGGTCATATTCGTAAGTGAACCCATTAGGTGCCGTAAATTCTGGCGTTGTAATGGGATCAGGAAAATTAAATGCCATAGTTATTATGCCTTTGGTGAGTCAGGAGCAGCTGGAACCCATACTCCGTCATAGTAAATATAAAGAGTAAGTTCAGAGTCCCTAGTGTTAAACCACAGCTGTCCAGTTTCAATGTCTTTAGGGGCATTATCACTTACGACAACACCAGCACCTGGACCACCTTGTGGAGGTTGAAAAATTTTAAAACGACAAAGATTATTGGCTTTAAAACTAGTGGTGTCCTCTAAAGAGCGAACAAAATTAACGTCAATAACCCAATAGTCACCAGCTCCATCGGTATAGTCGTGAGCTTCTACAACTTCAAACAAGCCATAATGAGGGGTATCTTCAACAAAAATTTCCAGGAGCTGTCCTTGCTTTACATCAGTAAATCCGTGTCTTGCTCCAGAGCTATCAGTAGAGTGGATCCACACCGACTGAATGCTTTGCACTAAACCTGTAGGATTACCTGCTTGAGAAATTGGTTTATCATAAGCTGTAAATACACCTTTACCAGTAACTACACCAGATGCATTAAATGACCAACTACCACGTTCAACAGAAGGTGCGATAGCATCAATCTCTTCTTCTAGTTCAATGAGATCGTTTTGAATGTCATCAATAACCTTACAAAGTTTTGGAGTTTTAGAGAACTTGACGACTGTGCCATTAGGTGGGTTTGGTGAGCCAGGTAAAAAGAACGTAGTCCATTTGTCTGCATCTGCTAATTGTTCAAGGATGTAAGGACCCTGATCATTAACCCAGATTTTGTCTCCATTGTTATAGAAACCTTTTTGAGATGGAGAGGTCCACCATTTTACACTGTTATTACCAAAATCATATCTAGAAGTAAAGTGACCTTCTTTGGCTTCTACATCAGTGTAGTTAGAAACTTTTTTGTAGAACTGAGCACAAGTGTGCATTTTCAGGTCTTCATCAAAGTTTTCAGCATCTTCTATCTCTTCCCACTCTGTACCAGTCCAGTAGTACATCGTGGTAAAGGCACGACCTTCATGGTTATCAATCCAGAAGTCACCTTCCTGAAGGCGTTCACCAGGGAACTTAGGATGTTCTGTAGGCTCAGTATCAGAAATAATCGGAGGTCTACCTTCAACATCGGCAATTAAGTCATACAAGTACCAGTTAACATCCTGCTGAGTCGTGAATTGACCAGGGTCAGGCAGCGGGACAGTATCGTCAAAAGTAGATGCAACAGCAGAAATACTCTGTTGAGACGGCTTCATGTTTACCGTATAAACGGTATCTGTAAAAACAAGGTCAGAAGCAAGTCTAAAATCTCTAAAGAACCAAGTCTTATGAGCTTCATCATAAGTACCTACTAACTTCTGACCCTCTGATGTGGTATGTTCAAATTCTTGACCGTCATACCACGGTTTATCGGGATAAATAATCATACTGTGTTACCTGTGCGTTGACCGTAGACAACTAGCTCACTGCCAGCTGCATTGACAATTTTCCCTTCACCACCAAATCGTCGGTAAGCATTACCACCATACTTAATGTTTTTGCAACCAGCATTGACTTCTAGTGCTCGGTAGTTAGGATCATCCTTACCTTCAATGACATTACCAGTAATAGAAATTGCGTCAGGAATAGTCCCGAAAGGACCAACTTGAATCACACCTTCGTTTGGCATTTGACAAAGAATGTCACAACCAGACAAAGTAGTGTTGTAAGAACCAAGTTTAATTAGATAGTTGGAGTTACTACCTGCACTATCACGACCACCACGGATGTCACAACCAATAATCCTGTGAGGACCACCGTTGCTGGTGTTCTGATAGGCAACCTCTTGGCAGTCCATATGGAGACCTGAGAGGAACGTGGCTTGACCTGCATCAATCTCAAAACCTCTGTATCCAACAATCTCACCTTGTGTGATGTAGATACTTTCAATGTTTGCACCACCTTGTACCTGAGATTTAACGCAGCAGTTATATCGTTGGATGTAAATATTAACAGCATGGAAACAGCGAATCATGCTGTGACCTGGTAAAGTATTTAGAATAAGAATGCCCTCAGTACCTGGCGTTGCTGAAGTAATCAAGTTGTAAGACGAGATTGTCAAGTTAACAGCATTAACACCACCAGCATTCAAAATCCAAAGACCACGTTGGAACCAACCCTGGTCAGCGTCAGTAGTAATTTCACTAATAATCTGGACGTTAACAAGGTTAAGGTAGTCAGAGCCACCGACAACAGTAGCAGGACCATTATATTGAAGAACAATTCCAGCACCAAATTGTTTTCCAGGCACAGCTTTAGCCATGAAGACCATATCAGTAATAGTCCAGAAAGTGTTTCGATCGTTAAAATCAAGCTGAAGGCAATGGTTACCTACAGGACCATTAAAATAGAGGATAGACTGTTGGCTATCACCGAGCATCTTAAATCCCTTATTTTGAACACCAATAGTACTTGTGATTAAGTATTTACCAGCAGGGAAGTAAATAGTATCACCGTTAGATGCACTATTTATTGCATTTTTAACAGCAGTAGTATCGTCAGTAGTACCGTTACCTACAGCACCAAAGTCTTTGACGTTAATATAAATGCTACCACCACCACTGTTAATCATGTCTTCAATCTGACTCTTACGCAAAGCGTGGTTAGCAGATGTACCAGCTCCAACTGTTACTGGAGAAGTAAAGGTTTTATTACCACCAATAGTTTGATTACCAGACGTACGGACAACAGTGCTGTCAACATCAACAGTACTAGGCGTTACAAGAATACCGTCACCAGCACCTACATTGAAAGTCCTGTCAGCGGATAAATTACCACCACCAGTTAGTCCGTCACCTGCATTTACTTTACGGCTATCAGGTACAAACCCATCCGTTTGTGATGTAATGAGTGCTGCACCACGTGCTGGAGTAAGGACAACACGATTATTACTAGTGTCTAGAGCCTCAGAGGCGTTAGCTAGTTCAACAACACCTGCTGCAAGTTCTGTAGCGTACGGGATGTAGTCACCAGTTAGTTGCCATAGATTGCCATCATATCTAGTGATAGCTCCAGGCTGAGCTTGTTTACCATCAAGACCCGGGTACAGAGTCCCGTCAATAGGATCTGCACCGACAGTAACGATAAACTCGTTGCCTGAAACAATATCATTGTATTGATTAGCAGGAAGTTGAGTAAGATCAATACCACCGCGATATACGATGTTGCTATTACCGGTAGCAGCTAAGGCTTTCCAACCAGGAACGCTTGCATCATATTTCCATTGTTGACCACTAGGTGCGGTCCATACCATCCCATCTGTGGGATTACCATCTCCAGCATCTACTGGAGGAAAATTAAGTGCCATTAGTTAGTACCTCCTTCGAGGGCAGCAATACGAGCTTCTAGTTCTTCGTTTTTAGCGATGGTTTCCTGCAGCGCTTTAACAGTCACACTAAGGATTGCATCTAATTTTAGAGACTGAATACCTTCCTCGCTGTCCTTCTTACCAAAACATCCACTTGGAATAACCTCTTGGACTTCGTGAGCAATGAATCCCTCACGCACATCTTCACTTGCAGTAAACAGGTTATTGTAATTATCTGGTTGAAAGGTTACAGGACGTAGTTGTTTAATTCGTTCAGAACAGTTCTCAGTAATAGTCTCTACATTACGTTTTGTCCTATAGTCAGATGCGGAAGCAATAATCCCAATTTGTACGTCATCAATATAAAGAACAGCATTTGGATTCTCCCAGTTAATGTTGAAATTGCTCCCACCAAGAGGTGCACTAACACCAGCTTTTACGTTATAGCCTTTTGCTCTAACTGTACCTACTTCTGCTGATCCACCTGTAGTGTATCCAGCATAAATGTTACCAGCAAAATAAGCAGGGGCATCACCTTCAGAAAGAAAACTATAGACATTGCCGGCGGCACTGGCGTTGAGGTTACTTCTAAAGGCAGCGTTAAGGTCAATACCATCTAAAACGCTGTTGTCAAAATTGCGTGCGTCAAAGAAGACAAAAGCATCTCCGCCGACTCCTCCTGGTTTATTACTTAATAGAGCTTTAAATAGGACACACTCTTTATCAGCATTCAAGCGGGATGAGTTCTTATTAAGACCTGATTGAATACCAATGGTACTATGGTCAGCTTTTAGTAAATTAGTTGCTGTCACTCCGTATAGCGTAGTAGGGCTAGATTGAGGTAGTGCTGAAGCAATATCAACTGATGTTCCGTTACTTGTCGGATTAGAATTCCTTAAACCGATGCCATCACCTGACGGGAAGATGGATGCATGAGTATTGGAGTGAAGGGTGATACCGGCTTCGTGGGTAGTCAGCTTCTCAAAAGTAATCTCACCAGCTGCGGTGTCGTCGTTGAGTTTGCTTAGGTAATATCCATCAGCTTCAGCCTTAGTAAAATCTCCGTCACCTGTAGAAGGTTCAGCAGACCACACACCTAATGTGTCATTCCAAGTCCAGGTGATACCTGCTTCGGTATATGATTGTGTTGTATTAGGGTCTGGAAAATTAAGTTGTGCCATTAGTATCCACCTCCATTGTTGTTCATCATTGTTGCGTGATCAGCTTCTAGTTGTGTGACACGAGCGCGGAGATCTTTGATGATGCTCAAGAGGTCTTCGGTGGTGCCAATGTATTCTTGGTTCTCGACTTGATTACCTTCTTCGTCAGTAGAGTACGTGGTCTGGAATGCAGATGGATCGTCAGTATCCATGCGGAGGCTGAATTTCCCACTAAAACCGATGGTACCGTCGCTAGTTACATTACCTTTAAAGTAGCTCGGGGCATCTCCCTCAGAGTAAAACGCATAGTTTTCACCAGCACCTGCGTTAACGAAAACATTAGCCTTAAAGCCATAATTGTTGTGAGTGCTGTTGGCGGTGTTCTCTTGGTAGTAAAAACCAACTGCATTACCATCCGCTCCAGGTCCAATATCATTGGCGGTAAAACCTTGATGTCCAATCTGATCAGAGTTGCCTGACGCGTAGAACTTCGCAGATTGGTTGCCGCCCCAGTTTGGTGTTGTTGTGTCAAAGATTGCTCTTATGCTTGTACCGCCTGTTGCGGATACGCCACCAGCGTGTTGGGTTAGACCTGCAAAGTAGTTCGGTGCGTCGCCTTCGGCGTAGAAAGCATAAGCTGCACCATTTGTAGCGGTGCTTTTATTAATTTTAGTAAAAAATCCATAAACTTCACTTGCAGTAGACTGAACGCTACAATCTGCTGAGTAACACCTAACAATTCCTGTTGATCCTGAATCTGCGATGATATTACTTTGGAAGTTATAAATATTTTTATCTCCTGCGTTTCCTTGCCTCCATATCGACTGCAAATTCCAAAGATCAGCACCGTCACTAGATACATTTTCGGCACTAACTTGAACATTGCCTGAGCTTCCTGAAGGCAAAAATGACATCTGCCCCTTTGGTGCATCAGTTTCAGAATGGTTACTAATACAAAGGAGGTTTGTATCACTAAAACTAATACCGCTTGTCACGTCAGAGCGACCACCTGTGACTTGAACGCCAGCTTCGTGGGTGGTCTTCTTTTCAAAAGTAATCTCACCAGCAGCAGTATCATCATCAGTCTTGGATAGGAACTCACCAGCTCCGCCACCAGGTAGTGATGTATCGACCCATTCATCACCAGTCCAAACATAGAGACGACCACCGCCTTCATCTACGTCACTATCTGCCCACCAGAGATCACCTTCAGCAGGGTTAAGTGGAGCTGTTTCATCAACAGTTACAGAGCTGCCTCCACCACTTGCACCATTAAGTAAATCTCCAGCCGTTATTTTGTATCCTCCTGCATCAACGCCACTAGGGCGCTGAATATACAGGAGGTCATCGTTTTTAATTGCCATAAGTCTTTAATTGTATAAAAGGAATTTACTTAATAACAAATGATCAAGGAAGAGCAGCCAAACCGCTGAGGTTCAGAGGAACTGCATAATTTTCGACAGCAGTACCAGTTACAGCTTTAGTGCTATCAGTAGCGACAGCATCAGTAAGGATCACTGCACCCTTTTGAATGGTAGAAGCGTCTTTAATAGACACCTCTGATTCGTGAGTAATACCATCAGTAGAGACATCAATCGGGTCAATACCAGTTACAGCCTGGATACCACCAGCTGCAGCAGTACTAATACGACCAGCCAGTTCATTAAAGTGAGGAACACTCAGGACATCAGTGTCAGCAGTAGACACCAAGTCACCAGCATTTGGGGGGTCTTGTGCAAGACGGGTTGAGCCATATGCAGCGTTGGTTGCTTCATCGATGCCAACAACTACATCCTCAGTAGTACCAGTAACAGTAATAGGAGCAGTACCAGTTACGGTCTGAACACCACCACCAGCTTCCTGACCAAGGATTGCCCAAGAGGTTCCATCAAACAGGATACGCTGTCCATCAGAAATAGAATCTCCAGTAATACCTACCCACTGGTCAGCAGAAGTAGAACCAGAAGCATCAACAGTACCAGTACCAGTGTTGATGTACATATCACCCTGAACAGGAGGGTTAGGGTCAAGCTGACTACCAACAGGCAAGGTGCAATCAACAGTACCGCGATATACAATAGCAGGAGAGTCAGCGACAAAGTCGAGAAGCTCACCAGCATTCATTTTATAGTTGCCAGCGTCACCACCAGAAGGGCGCTGTACATAAAGAAGATCAGTAGATTGAAGAGACATGATTAAGGAAGTGTTGTTAAAAGAGTAATATCAAAAGAAACCTCATCGTTCGCAGTGTCATGAACGATAGGTTGAATAAATGTGTAAGCACCTGTACCAGGAGGACCCGGTGGACCTTGTGAACCAGAACCACCGATGGCTTGTACCCATTGTTTAGCGCGGCTACCTGAAGGGTTACCATCGTCATACCAAATAAATAGCTCAGCAGTTGTACTGTTAAACCACACATCACCATTAATAAGTGGCGAGTTATCTACCCTACGTGTGGGGGCAGTGTCTTTAACAATAGTTTGGTAAGTACCAGTTGGACCAATAGGACCTGGCGGACCGGAGAGACCAGACGCAACCCAGGTTTGGTTAGTTTGATCCCATACCCTAGTTAGTACGTCATCATTGTCAAACCAAAGTTTTCCTGGCATACGCCAAGGTGAAGTAGCAGGGGTGTTTTCTTGAAAGAAAGGATCAAGACGATCAGTAATTGCAGCAGTAGTTGCAAAGTGATCATCATCATCATTAGTACTATTTTGAATCCACCTGCCTTCATAGTTATCTTTCTCGACAACTTTGCGAATCTCGATTTCTTCTTCTACATAATCGCAGATTGCTTGAGTAGTTGCTACCGCATCATCAGTACAAACCCAACGGTCAGTACTGTAAACGGTTTCACCAACGTCAGGATTAATTCCTGCAACTACTTCTTCATACGGAACCTTGTTCCAATACTTTTCTTCTGATACCTCACTCCACCGTTGAGCTTCACAACGTGCTTCTTCAATAGCAGATTTGAGGACAAAGAAGTTATCGTTTAAATCTTGTGCCTTAATGGCGGTGCCTGGGTAGAACTCAGCAGGGAGTGGCGTCAGATCAGTGCAACGATAAATAATAAATTTTTGGTCAGTCTCTGGTGCTGGATCAAAACGCAGAGTTGTATCATTTAGGAACACCCAGCCAGCGGCAACAGGTTCCCATACTTGATAGTCAGCGTTCCAATAAGCAACAGCGACATCTGTTCTTTCGTTGTATTCAAAGGGGAATGTGTAATCAGTCTGACTACCATTCCCGATGTATTCAATTCTTACGTCGTCGCAATTGTGACATAGTGCCATAATTACCTATGTGGTAAAAGTAAATCATTTGTGGTGGATCCAAGCTTATTTTGTTTTCTAAGGAGGTTTTGATCAAACCTGCGTTGCTCAATAGCACCGCTCATTTCCTCATCAAGTTGTCCTAGTGCTCTTGCCTTTGCTTCGTTGAATACTTTGTCGAGTTCAATGTGTAGCTCTTCAAAGTCTTCTAGCCGTGGCTGGCGATCATTCTTTCTAAACTCAAAGAACTTCTTGCGGAACTCTTTTGAATCCGTACGGTTCATGATCTCAGTAGCTTTCTGCCGGAAGTAACCATCTTGGCCCATGATGTCGTAGACACGAGCTTGTTCCATCAACGTAAGATCAACACCCTTACCGTCAGTCTTCATGTTCGGTCTTGCGTCATATTCAATGTCAGCAAGGAACGTTTTCAACTCACTAGGTTTACCGTTAATTTTGTTAGGTGCGTAAGTGTTGTAGATACGTGCTAGAGGGTTGCTTGGAGTACCAATAGCTCCACCATCAATCCAGTCAGTCTGTGTAGGTAGAGTGCCTTTGAGAGGCGTACGGTTCATCACCATCGCAATCAAGTTCTCTTCCATCACACGAAGCTCAGGTGCCAAGAGACGGGTCAACTCAGCAATCTGACTAGAGCCAGGCATCGTTGCAGACGGTAGGAAGCCAGAAGCAAACCTGTTAATAGCAGCGATGTTGCCATTCAACATGTCGTACAGGGGTTCAATACCTGCCAACATGGTCCGGTCAGTCACAGCAGATGCAAGAACAAATGCCATTGCATTCAACTGTTCCCTGAAGCTACCTTCATCCATCTGGTCAAAGTTATCCAGAATCGTGAAGGTCATAGCTGCCCAATCAGTGAGACCACCAAGATTGTCGTAGCTAATTTGGCTACCACCTGGACCTTCGATAGTCAGAGGTTTCTTGTCTGCATACTTCCGGAACTGATTCTTCTCACGGTCATAGAGACCATAACCAGTACCCTTGCCATTCATGTAAAGACCAACAGCTGCCATAACAGCCAGTGTTCCAATAGCCTTACGGCCTTTCAACTCAGCACGGATAGCGTTGTAAGCAGTCTCCATGTTTTCATCGATAGGAACACCACGGGCAGTGAGTAGTTCTTTTACCCTGTCCATCGGCATCTCTTTGAAGGGACGACTAAAGGCGTTTACTTGATCAATGAACAGTCCGACAGGATTATGAGATGCAGTAAATTTCAGGATGTTGACTGGTGTCTTGGTGAACAGCAAGAAAGGTTTGATACCAGGTGCTTTCCTGATGCCGTAACTCAGTGCATCATTAGCAGCATTGTCCAGGTTCATAGCAATCTCACCTGCTGCATACTTAACAGCTTTGTCAGAGATGATTGCACGGCCCTTTTCATCTACATCCCAGATATCCTTATAAGCCTTCTTAGCTGCTGCTTCCAGAAGATCCTCATCGATTTTACCGTCAGCTAACAAATCAAAAGCTCTACCTCGTGCCTCAATGTTTCCTACGACAGCTTGAGTGAAACCGTCAAAGGCTTGCATAGCTCGTGTACCAAACCTGAGCCATGGGTGGTTTGCTAGGTCATTGATAGCTTCAATTTGCTCATACATTGCTTGGGGACCGAAGTCACCTTCAACTGCTTTGGCATCAGCAAATGCTTTGAGAACAGTCAGCTGTTCCTCATTCTTCATGATCAGATCATCACGACCAGCAACACCTGCGTAATACGGATCGATTCCAGATCGTTGGAATGTCTGACCCATGTACTGCATACCTTTCTGCAGGGTGTCGAACATGGATCCGTATTGATAGAGACCACGCTTGATCGTCTTCATATCACCAGTAGCTACAGCACCAGCAAATGTTGCAATAGGACGTTCAACCAACAATGCAAGGTTACTAAAACCAGCTTTAATAGGAGTACCTAGTGCAGACAGAGTCGAGTTATAGACGTTGGCCCAGAAGCCACGCATCACAGCTGATTCAACTTCAGGTGAACCGTCAATCAATGCCTTTTTAAATACACCAGTAGAGTTACGGATGTAGTTATTGAGTGCATGAATCGTGGATACCTTACCGTCAGTTAGCTCATAGGCAAGCATGAAAGGTCCAAGCATCTCAGGCTTGCTGTCCTTGACTGATCGCAAAGTATCAATGGTTTGCTTTGCTTCTGCTTTAAGATCTTTGAGTTTCTCAAGACCATCCTTTTTAATGTCTTCTGCAGTTTTCTTAGTGAAGTTCTTATTCCGCTTGAAGACATTCAGCAGGTTGAGACCACGACCTTTGACATATGCATTCTGACCATTCTGAATCATCAAGAATTCAAGTCGATCCAGGATTTGATCTTGTGCCCGTTGATAAGCAGCGCTACCTTCTGAGTAACGCATACCCTGAGCCATGTCAGAGACTTGACCACTGAGGGATGTCTCAACATAAGCACGAGTCTTAAGAGTATCGAGATCTGCGAAGTCCTTCATCATCTTCTTCATCGCAATCTTGACACCAACAGCAGCATCAGATGTCAGCACCTTATTGCCGGTCTCGAAGTCAACGGATTGGAATCGTGACAGGAAAAGCTTGAGTTGGTTCTTATCCATACCCATCATCTCGGCAGCCATCTGCTCACCGACCTCACGGATCTGTTTAGAATTCAGGGTCTTTCCACCAGAAGTTCTGTATGCATAATCATCAGCTTCTTGCAATGTCTCCTTAAGACCCTTCATCACATAGTCGTACTCTTCAACACCTTCCAGTGCGATCTTCATAGCAGGTTCACTAATGACACTGCCAAGACGACCATAACTAGAGTCAGCGTTGAATCGGATTCGAGCTGCATCTACTGACGCACCAACAATACCCAGGTTATCTACAGAACGAGTACCAGACTCTTCATATCCATAGAGGTCATGAACACCGAGCTGTGCCTCATCTAGGTTCTGAGACTTGCTGAAGTTGTAGGTACCCAGTTCATCCAAAGCATCACTGCGAGCTGCAGCTGAATTGACGACAGCCTCTTCAGCATCCTTTGGTTGTGGCTTGAGGTTCTTTTTAAACCACTCACCAGATTTCTCAGACTCAGGAATCCACTTGGTTGATTCATCAACACCTTTGAGATTCTTTGCCAAAATGCCGAAGTTACCGAGGATATCAGCAACGACTCCTAGACCAACACCTTCAGTGACGTTTTTGATACGTTTAGCTTCTGGTGACTCTCCATCCAATGTTGCAATGTTGTCAGGAATCCAAGCGTAGGTACGAGGCCACATCTGTTTCAGAGTACCTGTCAGGTTGTCTCCTTCAGATTGCTCACTGATCGAGTCAACGGCTGCACCAGCACCAGCTGCAAAGCCAATCTCTCCGATCTTCTTTACAGCAGGGTCAGCAAGGAACTTAGCTTTACTTGTCTTTGCAGCAGCGCCGAGAAGTTTAGTACCCTTTCCAATAATACCTACCGATGGAAGAAGTACTGAAGAAATGTCACGTACACTTTGCAGTGCATCATTATGGAACTTAGGAAGTTTAGGTGCATCAACACCTGGGATTAGATTGATTACATCTACACCAAAGTCAAGTGCACCTGTTGGAATAGCGAAGACACTCTCAGCAGCTGTACGAGCACCTACAAGAGTTTCATTCTCCTTTGTTTCGTTTGCAGCACCACCCGTAGATGGTTCTGTCTTTTGTTCTTTTGGTTGAGATCCTTGGTTTGATGGGGGAGACTGTGCTCCCTCCTCAGGACTCTCGATCTGATTGATCTCTTCACGGCGTACCGCACGAGCATCGTTCATCTCTTTGAGTTCTTTTTCATCAATACCATCTGGCGTACCATTAAAGATCTCATCAATTGGATCGTTCACTTAGTAATACCGTATTAGTTTTCAGGTAGACCTTTTACACCGGGACGTAAGATTGCCTGATTTTTCAGGACTTCTTTGCCATAGCCATACTTGGCTGCAGCTTTAAGTACTTTAGGAAGGTATGCTGCATTCTCACCAGGAAGAGGATAGGTAGCTAGGTTCTTATAGTTCGGTCCAGCGTTGTACATATACAGCGCCATCTCAAGACTCACCTGTCGTGGGTATGCCACGTTCTTACCATCCATGATGTCTCTCAGGTAGCTAGCAGCTCCCATGATTGCGCTCTCAGGATCAGTAACATCTACACCTCTTTCAGCTGCAGTTGATGGGATGAACTGGGTCAGACCCTCTGCCTTGCTGTACTGGTTATAAGCTTGTACGTTCCACGCACTTTCTGTTTCAATAAGACCTGCAATGATTGCGGGTGGGATATCGAACTTCTCTCCAGCCCTTTGGATAATTTCACCATATCCTTGGGGAACACGTTCAGGTGCATAGCTGGACATGTTAGACAAACCACGACTGCTTCGTTCAGGAGTCTTGAACTTATACAGAAGTTGTTGTTGTTTAGGAGTAAGTTCGTTTTGTACTTGTTCGATTGCAGGGCTCGGAGGTAATGCATCCAAACCGTTAATCTCTCTAAGTTTATTGAGTACAGTCATTGGATCAACCCCTTGCTTACTAGCGATGTATTCAATCATCGCGTTTGGTTTCCAACCGGGCTGACCATAACCTTCGCCAAAGGCTTCAAGTTGATCACGACTAAACAGTAGTTCAGCGCCTTCTTTAGTGAAGATAGCTCCCTGCTGATCTTTCATAACTGCATCGACACGAGATATCTCTGAGTCAATTTTCTTCAGTGCTGAAAGCCGATCGGCATCAGATCCCAAGACACCTTCAAATCCAGTGCCTTTGTTAAACACAGTTACTTTTGGATCTGAGATTTCTCGGATGACAATGTTCAGTGCATCACCCACTGGGTTTTGAGACCCGCTTGTTTCTGCCTTGAACACTAGATCCATAAACTTCTCTTGCATCTGAGCAGTCTTCAAGCCAACAGTCGGATGTTTCTTCGACATTGGCGTGACATCAGCTCTGAACTCAACAGCATCCTTGATGGCTTCTTTTGCTTTGTTTAGACCGCCACTACTTTGAAGCTTGTCTACAGCTTGTGCGCGGGACATAAAGTCCTTTTGGATCCTTGGATCAAACTTCATCAACCGTTCAGTAGTCAAAAGACCAAGACTTAGTAGATCCTCGGCCTGTTGTTTCTGAGCTGTGAAACGTTTACCTTCAACACTGTTTTGTTTCAGGGTTGTTAGCTTTGAACTACGGATACCATATTTATCAAAGAGGTAATCAATACGTTCCTGAATCTGATCATCTGTGAATCCATCAGTATCTTCAGGATCAAGATACGCATCTACGATTGCTTGCTCTTCCTGTTCGAAGACCATCTGACGGTCATCTTGCTGGTTCTTCCAATCAGTCCTAGCGTTTTGCCTTACTGACCTGTCAATAGCTTTGAAGCGTCGAGCGTAGAACTCACCGTAGGTCTTTCCTTCACCAGGACTACCCTTAGGGATGACCTCAGATTTGAGTACTTCTAGACCTCTGTCAGTTACATACCCATTTCTACGGGCACTGATTATCATCTGGTCAAACTTCTCCCATGCTCCTTTAGGACCAATTGAGAAGCCGTTCTGATCAGCTAGTGCAGACAGTGCAGGGATCACCTGAGACAAAGGTTTACCTGCCTCTACATCTCTGAAAATCTCTTCTTCACGTCGAGCACTATCTTGTTGAATCCAGTTAGATCGATAGGACTGTGAGTCATACTTAGCGATCCTCCGTACTTCTGGCAAGATCTTTTCTTGAAGGAATGAAGATCTCATTCCAGTCATCCCATATCTCTCAGCAAATGCAGGGATAACTTCATTGTTAATGTACTCATCTCGTTCAGCTGGTGGCAGAGTTGAGAACTGCTTAGTGGCTTCACGGATCACATTAGGTAGTTGGGTCTCAATAGCTTTTAATGCTTGAGCTTCCTTACGTCCCATCTGTGCCCAGACACTTCCAGACCTAAATGGTGTAGCTGCTTCGTAGTCGACCTTACCAATCTCTGTGGCTACCTTTTGACCGTCGATGTATTCAGCTGCAGCTTGCTCAGTACCTGCCACATAGTCAGGGCTAGGCAGTGTAGGGTTCAGTAGTTCTTGAGTGAATGCATCCTTGCGTTGTCGGATAGCATCATCGACATAGAGCTGGCTCAGTTCATCAGCAGCTTTCGTTGAGAATTCAGCTAAAGCTTTGATGCCTGCAATTCGTTGCTGGTTATTTGCATTGATGGCAGCAGAGTCTGCACGAATTTGATTCAAGACTGCACGCTCATTAGCCAGTGCCTTCTCATGTTCAGTAGCTAGAGCACTTGTGAAATCAACAGGAGCTATAGGATCAAAACCAGTATTAGATTGTGTTGGATTGTATTGAATAGGTTCCATTATGCTCTAAGTTGTGCATCAGCATTGAAGCCAGCAGAGATACCACCAAGTAGTGCGTTTCCTACACCAGCCATAAGTGATCCTTGAGACGGTCCAGTGAACTGAACAGGCTCAGGGATCGGAACAGGTTTCATAGGTGCAATAGCAACCTTGCTGAATGCAGCATTGTTTGCATTCTCCTGTCTGCGTCGTACATCCATGTCAGCGTTAGCTTGTCCAAGACGAGCACTCATCAGGTTGGCTCCCATGACACCTTGGTTACGGACATACTGACCAATCACATTGGAATCAATACGACCAGCACTACGACCAGATCTGCCACTAGCAGCAGCAGAACCTTGGCTCTGTGCTAGACGAACCATCATGTTCTGTGTCTGAACACTCTGCTGTTTAATTACATCGTTGATTCGTTGTTGATTACGACCCTGTGCAAGTGACGCAGCAGCTGCATTGTTTTGCAATGTCTGTTGATAGACACCACGTTTCTGTGCATAGAGTCCAGTACGTTGAATCCAATCACGTTGTTGAATTCTCAGCTGATATCGATACTGTCTTCTTAGTTGTTCATTTTGTCGTCGCGCAGCCTCAGCTTCAGCATTGTTTTGTCCAAAGGCTCCGAGAATTCCGGTCACTCCTTTGACAGCACCAATGCCGATTGAAGCCATACTTATTGGATCCATCGCCATCGTCTAAAAGGTATAAAGGGTAAGTTGTTAGGCCCAAAGGGGACCTCATCTAATAACTCGAATCCGAGATATCTAAGAAGTTTTAAATGAGTGGTATTTCTTTTATCTGCATAGTTCCACAGTACTTCTTCTGATCTACTTTCAATAAAACGTTTCGCTTCTCTTGCAAAGGTAATCGGGAAGTCATGGATAGCGTCAGTACATAGCATCCAAATGCGTCCGTCATCTTCTACTCCAGCTAGTCCGGCAATCCTGCCGTCAGGTACTGTGAACGATACACAGAAGCCCTGCAGAGAAGAGATAGGGATGTGGATAGTAGGTACTACCCCATAACCCTCTACCGCTTCTCTGTAGTCATCCTCGCGTAAGTTAGAAGCTACTTGATAGGCAGCCTCTAACGTACAGGGTTGAATATAATTAGGCACGTTTATAATATGGTCTGTTCCAGTCTCCTTCCCACGTCATTGAACGTAGTGTCAATGGTGCATTGTAACTGGTAGACATTGTGATGTTGAGATTATGGTTTCTCGTATAGATGGGCATGGTTTCTACATGCTCACCATAGAGTGGTGGGAAGTTAGCTTTGTACTCATCAGCTGGTGATTGTTCAACCAGTAAGTCATAGTCGTCGTAACCATTCCTACTAATCTTTAGGTTGTATGCACCGATAGCAGCTGTACTTAACTTGATTCTGTGGATAGTAAGGTTGGCAGTAACATCAGATGTATCCTTTGACCTTGCATAAATAGTAGGGAAGGTAATCCTTGTCTCAAATTCCACACCATCTGCTGTCTCGGTGTACCCATCAGTGAAGTTAGGTACAAGAGAAGCACTGTTAGCTGGCAGACCCTCAACAGTATTAGCTTGCATTCTATACAAGGTTCCGTCGCTAAGTACTACATACATCTTGTCTCTAGGTAGGGAGACATATGCTACGGGTTTATCAACCGACCATTTCACCCATGCACTTTGGGTTGACTCCTGACTATTCTCCTGTCGAAACCGATAGAGATACATGTTACGTGATCCACTATCTGTATATCGCTTATAAACAATAGCCATTGATTGTTCACGAGAGGATACAGGCATATTGAATCCTTGACCAAACTGAGTCTGAATCTGTTGAGACCTCTCATTAATGTCTACAGGACCACGATCATATACGTTGGTCATTTCATAGAAACGCTTCCACCCTCCACTAATGAAGGCTAGGTTTGTTCCCAGATAGACAGGGTTGGAAACCGGATCAAATGTATAGTTAGCAATCTTAGTTACGCTAGCTGTCTCAGATGTAAGAACATCATTAGCAGTAGTTATACTGTATTGCTCAGAGTCACCAAATAATACCATTCCGTTGTTGACAACAGCAGAGCCATAAATAGGAACACGTTGGTTGCTATTAGCAATCAGGTCAATTGGATCAATAATACTTGTACTGACAGCTGTGTTTAGGAACAGGTTGTCGATCTCTCCAGCACGTGATGTAATGATAGAACCAACACTCGTCAAAAAGAATAATCTATTCTTGTAGTAGTTGATCTCAGTGATACGTGCCCTGTCTTGGAACATTGATGGGTTGTCCTTTGACGTACCAGCAGTCCGTTCTTTGTACTCCATTGGAGATACAATAAAGACAAAGTCTTCTCGATCTGATTCTCTCACGATAGTAATCATGTGAGGGAGAGTACTGTTCTCAGGGTTATAAGGCTCGTATGGTTTAGCAATCTCTTCCCAATAACCATCAGACTTTGTAAACTCAACGTCTTGTGTTGACTGACTTTCTGACTTGTACTGTAGATAGTAGTTGTTCTGATTATCAAATGAGTTTAGAACTTCTACGATAAACCCTGCATAACATTCGACAGGTAGTTCAGCTACAGTGTTAACACGAACAATAGGTACCTCGTCATCTTCTAGCTCTTGTGAGTTCATCACATCAGCAACCGCAATCTCATCTGTACTTACTGAGAAAGGTGCTTGATTTTCAAGGTAGATACCATTACCGACCACTACAGCTTTATCAATACCTCCTGCTTTAAAGGCATCTGCAAGGTTGTTTAGGATTTCACTGGCACCTAAGTTACTTACATCACCAGGAGTAACGTCTACGTTTCTAGTAGCTAGGACATTGTTGGTATCTTTAATCTTAAATGTGAGTCTAAGATCAGGTTTGTTAGCGGAACCAACTACTGATGACGGTAGTGTTTCTCTGTATACTTGGTTTGTTTCATAACCTTTACCAGAGGTAATAAGCTTAGTACTCCATGTATAACGAGCTTCGTTTCTAAAGCCATCACCATCACTACTTTGCAGCTGTACTACTTGTCCTACAAAAGTCACTTCTACAATTGCTGCTTCTCTAACACCAGGACCATTCAAGCTAAATCGATAAGACTTTCCATTCAAAGGAAGAGACACATCTTCGTCATACCTATCACCAAGATCTTCTACGCTATCCAGCTGGATGTCTGAGATGTACCTGTACTCATCAACAGCATTATCGGCAAAGAACCTTTTAAATGTGTAGTCGTAGTTAGCTGTATCAATAATTTTTAGATTAATAAAGCTATAGTATGTACCACGTTGTTCATCAGTAGGGACTTCTCGACCATCAAGAGATGGTACTTGGCTGGGGTTAGTAAAAATAATATGATCTTTACTTACGCAATACTTTAAGGGCTCGTCTACGTCATGTTTAAAGTAACCAATGACAGGACCATCATTAACTGGAATTGATTCTGCCTTGTCATTGTCATCAACTACATTCAAGATGTTGCCATTGTATTCATATTTTTGATGAGGGCTGACAGCAATATCTGTGTATTTAATTAGCTGTACTTCTCCATCTTGGTTAAAGATGGTTATAGTGCCATCGTTATTAACATTTCCAAAATAGACAAAGTCATTGTTGATCTGGTTACTCAGCTCTAGTTCAAACCAAGTGCCACCAGGATCTAAGCTTGGTGTGGCTGGTGACCCGTCGTTGTAATTAGTGTATGTGATTAACTCGAACCCTGGCCGACGTGTCAAACCAATCGTAGGGTCAGGAATGACATTGAGTGCTTCTACCAGTTGTCCTGGTTTCTTTAGTTCATCTGGCTGTTCATTCAAACCACCCAGATAGTTAGGGTAAGATTGTGATACAGCGCTCATCGTGCAAGGGTCCTATAGGGTTGATAAGGTCGATAGGAAGTACCGTCAGGTGTACCAAAGATCGTGTGGTCTCCTTGGTTGCATTCGTACTCCATGCAAGCTGCACGAGCCTGTGCCTCTTGAGTACCTAAAAGCTGTACCAGCTGAGGGTTGGTAACCAGCTGTGTAGCAGCACGACCGCTAGCACGTAGAGTGATATAACGCTTGAATACAGAAGGTAGTTCCTCATAATCCCACTTCCAAACAATGTTGAACAGGATGGATTTCTGAGGATCAAACTCAAAAGTATGATTCAGCTTGTCGTACAATCTTCCATTGCGTTTGACAAGATCAGTTGTACGGTAGACAGCATTCTCGTAGACATCCATCCGCAGGATGTTCTCAGGTACATAAATGCAGCCGTCTGCTTCTGGTGTGAGAGGATAATGATCCTCACGGTTAAACACCCATCCCTCATTTTGTACATCAGCATTGACTTCCATCAACAGTGAATGTACAAAAGCTACTTCAGGGTTAATATAAACAAGTTCTCCATCAGTCTTCTGATAGATACGGGTAATAGGTGCTTGCCCAATTGCCATAAGAATTGAGTTTACAGAGCTGAGTTCACTTTCGGCTTGGATTGTCTGGTTCATAACCTTCTTTGTTGAGATACTTGATTGCGTTAGCAAGTAGATTTATATTGTCATTAAGGTAACCTATTCCTAGGTTGCATGTATTGCACAATAGACCTCGGATCTTTCCAGTATCGTGGTCGTGGTCTATTGCTAAAGCTTGTTTATTTTCGGAGGAATGCTTACCGCAGATAGCACAACAATCGTTCTGCCTGGATTTCATATCCTCATAGAACTCATCAGTTATGGCATAAACCCTTCGTCTTTGCCTTGCTCTATCTCTTCGGCGCACCTCCTCTTTGGAGAGTGCCATCTAATATTCAAAAAAAAGCCCCCACCGAAGTGAGGGCTGTTGTATAAATCAGGAGGTCGGCTCAAGCTGAGCAAAGTCAGGAGCAGGACCATCAGACACGTCACCACCAACGGAGGTGCCGTAGTGATATGCATCACGCATATCTTGAGTTTCACTGTTCACCACAGAACCGAGCACAGCATTGACACCAGCGGGGTCATAGCTACGTGCGGTCTTGGCAACAGAATAACGAGTAGTTACAGCCATAGTTAATTACGGAGTAGGTGCAGGAGTTTGATCAGGGATCTCAGCTCCAGAGGAAGCGGTCACGGTGTACTTAGAGTCAGCAGCAACGCGACCGTATTCAACGGGAGTCATGGGATCCTGGGTGATAGAAACCACAGGCTGGTTAGTCTTCACAGCACCAGTCGTAGACATAGTGACATGAATACCAGTCTTAGTTTCACCGTATTGTTGAGTTCCAGGATTCAAAGACATGACTTACCTCCTATCAAGCAGCTTGCAGTTCGATTGCAGCGGCAGGGTTCAGCC